TCACACCACCTATGTCTACAACCACGACCACCACTCAAGGCGGACCCGCTGCTTCTGGCATTCAGACCTTGGGCACTGGACCCGCTGGCACTGGCGGTACTGGTTTAACTGCGGCACAGAGGACAGCGTTATCAGACACAACTGGGATTGCAGGGACTTCTGTTGCTCCTACGGTTTCGACCGTTGCTCCGGCACAACCTGGCACTAGCGTGGATGCAGCTAACACGATGGCAGTTGATCCGTTTTTCTCTGAAGGTGTGGTTCTAGATCCACAAAACGTTGTAACTCCGCCTGTCGCTCCGACACAGCCTAGCACAAACCAAGATGTTATTGATGCGGTATTCACTGACATACCGAGTCAACCGAATGTTACGACTACGGCGCCAGCGCAGCTTGCGGCTCCTGACTCCAGTGTTGCATCTGGAGTTATATCCGGCACACCTACAACGACTACGGCTCCAACAACTCAGGTTGTGCCACAACTTCCGGCGCCGGCAGCAGTAGACACGACACCGTTTGTAGACATCTCTGCGATTGCGCCACCGAATGTTACGACCAACATTGATCAGATCACGATTCCAGGTACGAATATCACGGTTGATGTTCCGTCGTTACAGACACCAACTACTGACTCTGCTGTAAACACAGCACAACCTTCTGGGTTGGCTGCGCTAGGTACGGGCGGTGCGTTTAATCCGAATGTATCGAATCTACCTGCGTCGGTCACGGCTAGTCCGATTGCTCAACCTGTTACTGAAACAGCGGCTACGGATGCCGTTTCTCAAGAGCAATCTATCATCGACACTATCGCGCAGGAAGTTGCCCAAGAGGGTGGACTGACTATAGAGACCGCGCAAGAGATAGCTGCGGCGAACAATCTGTCTGTACAGGAAGTTGCGAACTTAGCTGAGACTGCGATGGGAGTTGAGCCTTCAACAGCCACCGGACCAAGTACATCACTGGTCCCCGCGTCTAGTGTTGCACTGGATGCGTTTGGCGGACCAGGAACAAATATTGTTCCTGCAAATACCGCGAACACGGGCATTGCTACGCTTGATCCGAATCAAACGGACGTTGGTGGTCTTGAGGGTCAGATCATAGATCCAGATAACGCCGTAGTGACAAGAGACACAGGACCAGCAATTGAAGGCCCCACTATTGAGGGCACCGTTAACAGTATGGAAGTAGACGCTGCCAATACAGTTGCTAGAGAACCTTTTGTATATGATGGACAGGTTCTTAACGACCCCAACGCCGTTGCAACGGAAGTAATTGTTGACCCTGTTACAACGATTGATGGAACAGTTAATACTAACACGGTTGTTCCAATAAATCCCGTGAATGTTCCTAGAGGACCAGTTGTGGTTGTTCCAACAGATCCAGTGACTACCACCACCACAGAGGTCGTTCCTCAAACTCAATTGGTTCCTTCCTCGTATGACCCAATTGAAGACGATGACATCACCGTAGAGGTAGATGAACCGGTAGTTGTTGATGACGATGAAGATGTAGTTGTTGAGATTGATCCACCTATTGATTTTGACGACGATGACGACGTAGCTGTTGAAGAAGATGCTCCGTTTGAATGACCTGATGGATTTGAGGCAGTTCAAGTAAACGGTGTGTGGCGTTGTCAGAGTACTGACGACATGCCTGAGAAAGTTAGACCAACGGCGGGTGCTTACTACAGACCTAATCCAAACCCGAATTATGGAGCGGCGGCTAGAAGGCGTAGAGCATGAACCTACAGGCACTACCCGAAGAGGCTCTAAAAGAGATTTTAGCTCTGACGGAAGCCAAGAAGCGTTTAGATCTACAAGAAGAGGCGTATGATCACTTCATGCCCTTTGCTCACCATGTGTATGAGAACTTTATTGAGGGCGCTCATCATCGCGTTATAGCTGAAAAGCTAGAGGCTGTTGCGCGCGGAGAGTGCAAACGACTGATTATTAACATGCCGCCTCGACATTCTAAGTCAGAGTTCGCTAGTTATTTGATGCCGGCATGGTTCTTGGGGCGTAATCCTAAGTTGAAAATCATACAAGCTACGCACAACACTGAGCTTGCTGTACGGTTTGGTAGAAAGGTGAGGGATTTAATCGATGATCCAGCGTATAAAGAGATATTTCCAGACACAAACCTTAAAGAAGACAATAAAGGCGCGGGTAAATGGGGCACTGACAAGGGTGCGGAATACTTTGCGGCGGGTGTGGGAGCCGCCATCACGGGCCGTGGTGCGGATTTACTCGTCATTGACGACCCTCATTCGGAACAAGATGCGTTAAGCGACACTGCATTCGACCACGCATACGAATGGTACACCTCTGGCCCCCGTCAGCGTCTACAACCTGGTGGTTCTATCATAATTGTTATGACTCGATGGGGTAAAAAAGACTTGACAGGTAGATTATTGGCCCAGCAGGGCAGTGATATCATGTCTGACAAGTGGGAAGTTGTGGAATTTCCTGCAATTCTGCCCAGTGGCAAGCCATTATGGCCGGAGTTCTGGGAAAAGGACGCGCTGTTAGGCATTAAAGCGTCATTGCCTGTAGGAAAATGGTCTGCCCAGTGGCAACAAGAGCCAACATCTTCGGGGTCCTCTATTATCAAGCGGGAATGGTGGAAAACGTGGGAAGAAGAGAAGGTTCCCCGCCTAGATTACATATTACAGGCGTATGATACGGCATTTTCCAAGAAAGAAACCGCGGATTACTCTGCTATTACAACGTGGGGCGTGTTTAAACCGGAGGATGGTGGGCCAGACAACGTTGTTTTGCTAGATGCCCAGCGCGGAAGGTGGAATTTCCCTGAGTTAAAGGAAGTTGCCTACGAAGAACACGAATACTGGGACCCAGACATGGTAATTGTAGAGGCCAAGGCCAGCGGTCAGCCGTTGATTGACGAGTTACGACAGCGAGGAATACCAGCATTAGGGTTCTCACCAGGCAAAGGTCGTGATAAGGTGACACGAATGCACATGGTTGCCCCCTTGTTTGAAGCGGGTGTTGTGTGGGCACCAGCGGACAAAAAGTTTGCTGATGAAGTTATAGAAGAGGTGGTGTCATTTCCTAATGGCGATCATGACGACTATTGTGATAGCATGACACTAGCACTGATGCGTTTTCGACAGGGCGGTTTTATATCGCTCAACGGCGAAGACCTAGGGGACGACTTCGTTCCTAAGAAAAGGGAGTATTATTGATGGCTTTGCCACCACGCCCCATGGGCTCACTTGTAGACACCGGCGCAATGCAGGGCGGTCCTGATGACATGCTGCCTTCGGTAGACATTCCCTTAGATACTCCGGAAGATTTCTCTGGCGGGGCTGAAGTTATACAGAACGCAGACGGAACTGCGATGGTTCAAGCACTTGCGGACATGATTGAGCAAGCCGAGGCCGAGGCTCCTATGGAGCATGACGTTAATCTCGCTGAGTTTTTAGACGACGGATACATGGGGGAGTTATCTTCTGAGCTTAGATCGTCGTATCAAGAGGATCAGGATTCACGTTCTGATTGGGAAGAAGCGTACACAAAAGGTTTAGATCAGCTAGGCATTCGCCAGCAAGAGCGCACAGAGCCGTTTCAAGGGGCCTCTGGTGTCACTCACCCACTTATAGCGGAGAGTGTGACCCAATTCCAAGCACAAGCCTACAAGGAGCTATTACCGGCTGGTGGGCCTGTTCAGACTCAGGTGATGGGTAAGCAGGACTCTGAACGTGAGGCTCAAGCGCACCGCGTAAAAGCATACATGAACTACCAGATCATGGAAGTCATGGACGAATACGACCCCGACATGGATCAACTGTTGTTTTATTTACCGTTATCGGGCTCTACATTTAAAAAGGTTTACTTTGACGAGGCCAAGCAACGTTCTGTAGCGAAGTTCATTCCGGCACAAGATCTGGTTGTGCCTTATTCGGCGTCAGATTTAAACACGGCATCTAGAGTCACGCATGTTTTGCGTATGGACTACAACCAAGTTCGCAAGATGCAGGTTGCAGGGTTCTATCGTGATGTTGAGTTAAAGGTTGGAGACGGAGAGCCGGACGAGGTTCGTCAGAAGGTTGACGAGATCCAAGGTGTATCCAAGACTTATACTGATGAAGTTTATACTTTGTTGGAGATGCATGTTGATTTGGACCTTGAGGGTTTTGAGGACATGGATCCTAACGGAGAGCCTACGGGTATTCAACTTCCGTATATTGTTACATTAGATGAATCGTCGGGCGATATCCTGTCAGTACGCAGGAACTACGACGAGGGAACTGATCTTGCTAAGAAGCGTCAGTATTTTGTTCACTACAAGTTTATGCCTGGGTTGGGTTTTTATGGCTTCGGTTTGATCCATATGATTGGTGGATTAGGGCGTGCAGCCACAAGTATCCTACGCCAGTTGATCGATGCCGGAACACTCGCAAACCTCCCAGCGGGTTTCAAGGCTCGGGGGGTAAAGGTTCGTAACGATGACGAACCTTTACAACCTGGAGAATGGCGAGACATTGATGCTCCTGGTGGAAACATTCGGGACTCTATCATTCCTCTACCGTACAAAGAACCTTCAGCTACTCTAGCGCAACTTCTAGGCGCGCTGATTGAGGGCGGACGCCGGTTTGTTTCTTTAGCAGACGAACAGACTAACAACATGAACCAAGAGACTCCGGTTGGCACAACGATGGCTATGCTGGAGCGGGGCATGAAGGTTATGTCTGCAATCCACAAACGGTTGCACTACGCACAGAAAACAGAGTTTCGCATTCTTGCGCGGATTTTTGCCGATAACCTACCACAGGAATATCCGTATGACGTGGCCGGCGCCGAGCGTACAATTATGGCAACGGACTTTGACGGGCGTGTAGATATCATACCGGTTAGTGATCCAAACATCTTCTCGATGGCTCAACGTGTTACTTTAGCGCAAACTCAGTTGCAATTAGCTCAGTCGAACCCACAGATGCACAATCTGCATGCGGCGTATCGTCGCATGTATATGGCTCTAGAAGTACAAAACATAGACGAGATCCTGCCACCAACACCACAACCACAGCCACTTGACCCCGCGGTTGAGAACGCTCGTGCTTTAATGGGTGAATTGTTGCAGTCTTTCCCTGATCAGGATCATGATGCACACATAAAAATACATGTGATGTTCATGAAGACCCCTCTAGTTACAACCTCTCCACAAGTTATGGGGACCTTCTACGCCCACGTCCAAGAACATATTGCACAGAAAGCACGTCAGAGTGTGACGCAAGAGATTGAAAACTTGATCTCTCAAGTCCAGTTGAATGTTCAGATGGGCGCACTTGATCCGAATGCGGCTCAACAGCAGATTGCAGAAGTGCAACAGCAGATGCAAAACCCTGCTGAGATGGAGAAACTTGTAGCTATACAACAGTTAGAAATTATGCAGGCTACATTAGCGGACTTAATACCGCCAGGTCAGGACCCAATGTCTGATCCACTGGTACAGATCCGCATGCAAGAGCTTGCAGTCAAACAACAGGACGCTGAACGAAAATCAAATACCGACAAGTCAGAGTTATTGTTAGAGGCTGCTAAGATGGAGCAACGTGCTGTAACGGATGCTGCAAAGATTGAGAGCCAAGAGGACATTGCTGGCAATAGGAATGAAGTAAATCGGGAGCGCATAGAGGTTCAGCGCCAAGGGTTGAATCGAAGAGGCTGAAAGCAGGTCCCATGATTGATCCGATTACCGCAATGACAGCCGCTACAGCGGCTTTTTCTGGTTTAAAGAAAGCTATAGCTGTTGGCAAAGATATAACGTCAATGGGCAAAACTCTTTCGACGTGGAGTAAGGCTGTAGCGGACATGGATTTTTTGGAACAGAAAGCCAAAAAACCTCCAATGTACAAAATGTTTACCGACACGCAGGCTTCAGCGTTGGACATATGGACTAAAAAACAGAAGTTAAAAGAAATGCGTGAGGAGCTTCGGGCTCATATCAGTTGGACGTATGGACCGGCAGCTTGGAATGAAATCGTGGCGATCGAGGCACAACAACGTAAAGCGCAACGTGATGCGGTTTATGCTAAAGAAGAGATGAGACAAAAAATTATAGATATAACATTGGGCGTTTTAATCTTAGGTGCTGCCGTTGCGATATTAATTCTTGTTATTTATTTTCTTGGCAAAGGTCGGGGCAAGTGGTGACGGGTTTTTATGTTTGTTTACGTTACCTACACAGGCCGTACTAGAACGCCACAATGGGTCGTTGTAGACAAAAACGGAAAAATAGTTATAATAAGCAGGTATAAAGACATTGCGTTGAGTTATGCAAGATGGAGAGATAGCCGTGACTGAGTTTGATAAAGCAGATACAAACGGTAACGGAAGTATTGATCGTAACGAATGGAACCGTTTGGCTCTTGAAGACAGACGTTTGGAGATGGTTGATAAAGATCTCAAGCGTAACGCGGAGCGAAGGTTTACTGGCTTTGCTTTGGCAGGCATGCTGATGTACCCTTTAATAATTCTTTTTGCTTCGATGATGGGTTTTGACAAAGCAGCTACTCTTATAACAGACATTGCTTCAGTCTATGTAATCGCGGCTAGTGGGGTTGTCGCTGCGTTTATGGGGTTCAATGCGTACTCCGCAAAGGCTGATAAGAAGAAAGCATCTATACAATATGACGATAGGAGTGAAACCAAATGACGGACAAAAAGATAAAGAAAGTTATAAAGGGTTTGCAGAAAGCGTCTAAGTCACACGCTGGTCAAGCTAGAACGCTGAAGACTGTGTTGAAAAAGAGGAAAAAGAAGTGAGTATCATTTCAAGTTTGATTGGCCCTGTCACGGGTATTTTAGACAAAGTCATCGAGGACAAAGATCAAAAGGCTCAATTGGCCCATGAGATAGCGACCATGAGCGACACCCATGCCCAGCAAGCTTTGCTTTCTCAGTTAGAGATTAACAAGGCTGAAGCGGCCTCTGGCAGCTTGTTCAAGGGAGGTTGGCGCCCTGCGGTGGGGTGGATTTGCGCCATTGCGTTTGGATACCACTTCGTGCTTCAACCACTATTAGTTTTTGTTTTAACGGCCTCTGGGGTAGATCTACCTGATTTACCTGAGTTTGATATGAGTACTCTTCTTACGG